TCGATGCCATCCGCGCCCATCTTCAGTCGGTTATGGAAACCGGAAAGATGGCAGAGTGGCAAATGAAGGAATTGAGGAAAAAAACTTTCCTCTAATGACTAAGGCGCTGGCGCGTCAGTCACTTATAAAATTTGGAGATTTAACATGAGTGAAGCACCCCGCGAAGGGACTTCAAACTTATCCATCGCTGGTGCGGTGGAATCGCTTCTTGCCAAAGATGCCCCCGTCGAGGACACGGCTGAACCGCAGGAAGTTGTTGCCGAAACCGATGAGGTTGAGGTTGAAGCTGAAGCCGAAGAGTCGGAAGCCGAGGACATTGTCGAAGACGATGAACCCGAGGAAGCCGACGACGAGGTTGAAGCTGTCGAAGCTGTTGAAGAACAACCGGAAGAAACTTACCGGGTTCGCATCGGCGACGACGAAGTCGACTTGACGTTGGAAGAGCTTCGGCTCGGATACATGCGCCAAGGCGATTATACGCGCAAGACTCAGCAAGTCGCTGAAGGCCGCAAGGCGGCAGAAGCGGAACTGGAAGCGCTAACGGCGCAGCGTGAAACCTACGCCAACCAGCTTGCTCAATTAGAGACGGCTTTAAACCAATCGGAACCGACCCAGGAATACTGGGACGCTCTACAAGCTGAAGACCCAATCGAATACGTCAAGCAGCGCGAAGCGTTGCGCGACCGTCGCGATGCACTGGCGCAAGTGCAGAGCGAACAGCAACGGGTTCAGCAAGAGCAATATCAGCAACTGCAAGTTCAGACGCAGGAGCGTCTGAAACAGGAAGCTGACAAACTTCTCGACGTTATCCCCGAATGGCGTGACGCGGATGTGGCGACCAAGCAGAAGAACGCGGTCT